GATCAGAAACAATGGGTCAAACGTCTCATGAGCGAAGACCCTGCCGCATGGGCACGGGTCGAACAAATAATGCAAGACGATAGCCACTTACACTTTGAATCAACAGGAATGTCAGTTGACGATTTAGATAAAGCTATGCGAATAGCCTCACAAACTTTATGGAATGGGAAACGCCCACAAGTTTTAGTTTACGACTACCTTGAACTGATTAGAGGTGGCGGAGCAGGCGATGCAGCAAGCGTTCAAGCTAAAATAGAATCATTCAAACAGCTAGTTTCTGACTGGCGTGTAGTAGGAATAATGATTCATCAGTCTGGAAGAGGCTCTGGTAACAGAGGAAAAGCAGGAGGCATGGAGTCTGGCCGATACGGCGGAACTTCAGAATCTCATTTCCTTATAGAAACTTGGAGACGCTACGACGACATCAGTTTGGATGAAGAAACTAAAGCATATTATGTTAACGAACTATCCGCAGGGCTATGGAAAAACAAATCTGGGGATGGAGAAAAAGCAGAAGTTAATTTAACAATAGATCCATCTGGCAGAGTTTTAGAGCCAGGAGTTTCTTGGGAGCAGGCTTCGTTCGATGACTGAAAATCGTGATCCACAATTAGCAGGAGCAGCTTTCGGAAAACTCTTTCAAGGATTTGCTTACGCTCACGGCACCGACTCTGGCGGTTGCCGATGGGTAACAGTAGACACTCTGAAATTTGAAAGACATCTTACAGGAGAAGAAATGATTGGAACTTATCCAATGGTTTACGATCCTCACCGTCAAGCAGGAGGACCAGCAGGGTTCATTGAAGCTTCAGTTTTAGATCAAACAAAACCTGTATACCCTGACATGTCAGAAGATTTATGGCATTGCAAATGGGGGGCCATAGACATTGACGAAGGAGAAGACGCACTAACGATAGCTAGAAGCGCAGAGAATTTGTTCCAAGCTTTAGATATAGTATCGTGGGTAGAGCTTTCTAGAAGTAAAGGTTGCCACCTGTGGATCTTCAATCAAGACTGGGTTCCAGCAAAAGTAATGCGACAAGCCATGCAAGCAGTAATGCAAATGGTTGGAGCAAACTACGACGCCGTATATCCAAAACAAGATTATTTAGACGGCCCTCCAGGCAATTACATGCGCCTACCATACGGAGGCTCCCGCCCCGAAGGTAGACAAGAAGTAATAGTCGATGGCTTACACCTAGATTTATTTGATTTTATAATTCTTGCAGAGAAACATAGAACGCCTACAGACTTACTGGAAAGAGCAGCAGAACTATATCAACATCCTGTTGCTGAAACAAAAAACTATTTACCACCAGCAAGAGATTACAGCAAAGCACCACTAATGAGGCTAGACGGCAGCCGCTTAAAAGGGCTTCCACTAACAATGTTCAGCAACGGACCAGTGGCATACTATATGCAAGAAGGAGCAGGCAGAGGCAGACACGGTTTCTTAAACCGTTTCGCTAGAGCCATGTTCGAAACAGGGTTTGAAAGAAAAGACGTAATCTCATGGACTACTGATTTAGATTCCAAACTCAGCCAATGGTGGCCTGAAGACGGACCTAAATTTATTGGAAGGGCAGACAGTGACAGACAAATCCAAAGACTCGTTGACAACGCAGCCAAACTCGCAGCCGTCTGAATATGAAATAACAATAGAAGGCAGACCAAGACCCAAAGGCCGTCCAAGGATGACCAAAACAGGTCATACTTACAATCCTCAAGAAACAAGAGACGCTGAACAAAAATATGTAGAAGCGGCAGGAGAAAATTATCCAATTTTTGATGGCCCAATCAAAGTAGAAATGTCTTTCTTCGAAGACAGAACTTACATAAAAATTATTTCTTTACCTGACTGGGGAAAAACAAAACTAAAAGGAGACTTAGACAACTACGTAAAATTAGCAGCAGACGGTTTACAAAAAGCAGGAATCATTGTAAACGATAGAGACGTAGTAGTAATGGAAGCATTCAAAAAATGAGTTTCAAAGATCGCCCATTCTCAGAAAGGATAAAAGGAATGGGAGATCAAGCAGAAAAAAGGTTCGAAGAAAAATCTCCTTGGCCTTTCTACAGGTACGGATTAAACAGACCAGACTTTAAATTAAATCAAGTATCACAAATGGTAAGACACACACCAGATTACTTAACTGAACAATACTTAATCGAAGTGCAAGGACTTGGAGCTTCTCGCGTTCTCCACATGAAACCAAACAAACTTAGGTCCTTACATGAATGGCACAAACAAATGCCTGTTCTTCTGTTTGTGTATGACGCTACACAAAACCGAGACACTTATTTAACTTTAAAAACTTTGACAGGCTTATGCGAAATATCTCAAACAAAAAAGTTCCCTGAAGGAAACGAATACTACGCAATAGACGTAGACCTAGCATGGACCTACGGTAAAGAAGGAATATCTATCAATCTGAATCATCCATAGCATCAGCCGCAGCCAAAATCAAACCAGTAACAGCTTCAAAAACATACTCATGCACAGGGCTTCTTTCAGGATCATTCATTAAAGCCTCAGCAGAAAAAGCCATAGCATGCTCAAAAGGAAGAACAATCATTACCCCCAACTGGTCCTCATGCCATTTAGCATGATGACAATCATTAATGTCTAACAGATGAGAATTCTTTTTAATCGACTGGTAAATATCGGAAGACATGTAACTGTACTCTTCCTCCCAACTTTCCCACTCTTCTTCTTCAGACTGAGAAGACATCTATCCTGCCAACGAACCAGATTGAGAATCGCCTACACGAGTAGCAGCGACAGCTTTACCAACCGAAATTAGAGCAGCAACACCAGCAATCTTTACAGAATCAAACAAGCTAGGACCAGGCACAGCCATAGCCCCTACAAAACCTTGACAAAAAGTAGAGAACGCACGCTCAAAAACATCTTTCAAAAAACTTAAATTAAACACAATTACTCCTTAAACAGTCCACAAGTAACGCCAAGTCACAGGCCCAACACGACCATCCTTACGAATAGGATACATAGACTGAAACTCACGAACCGCTTTCTCTGTCAAACGTCCATAAGCCCCATCACACACAAGACCAGCGTCAATACGTTCATTCAAACGCACTTGTAAAGCAATAACATTCTTACCCTTAGAACCCCGATGCAAAGGCTCACGCCTAAAATCGGCGCTCAAAGATTCCATATCTGAAAGCTTTATTTCTAACTGAACAGAAGTTTGCATCTCCACCATCGGCATACCAGATTTAATCCAAGTAGCTAAACCATCACCAGGACAATAAGTTGTGCCAAAATCTCTATGACATTTAACCCACAAATGGTCGCCATACTCTTCTCGCAAAGCCTCTACAACAGCAACGATAGCTTCCTTGCCATTATGAGTAAGATCATCTCCAGACCCAATATAAGAAATAGAAGTAGTTTTAGAGTTCTGCCCTTTAGTAGCAGCCCCCTGTTTCCAACCTCTACCTTCAAATATTTCACCAGTCTCACCAGAAACCAACCAGTTGTATGCGATAGATTTCCAGCCACGAGTCTTCACATGATACTTATCATGCTGTTTGATCCGTTGCCACGGATCAACACCAGACCCCGTAGTATGATGAACCACAATCCCTTCAGGCACACGCTTAAACGTAGACAAAGGTTTCCCTGAGTCCAAAGCGCCCCATTCACCACGAGAAATAAACTGCATACCTATAGAATAACTGTCCTTACCTACTGAAGTCCTCTTTCTTCATTTCTTTTTTCACGCATTTTATAACTATTAGAATTTATTGTTTGCTGTTGTTCCCACTGAGTGTTAGTACGAAGACCAGTACCAGTAAAAAAAGAAATCCAATTAGTTAACAAACGCTGTTCATACTTCGTTTCACCCATAGGAGCTAACCGCCTAGCATCCATAAGAGTAGGCAACAACTGAGCCATGCCATGCAAAGCCCAATCCTTCATCACATAATCCCCATCATTGTTTTTACCTGTCATTCCAGTCTGTCGCAAAGCAGGCATCAAACCAGGAATCATTGTGTAAACAGTAGGAACAGCTATATACCTTCCATCAAAACTTCTACCTCTCCACAAATCTCGCTTAACACCCATTTCAAAAGGAGCTTTAATTAAAGGAGTCACATTAGAAGCCAAAGCCCCACCCATAGCACCAAACCTGTCAGCTATAGACATATCCTTATCGAACCTTAAAGCAGGATCAATAAGTTCCATAGGAGCACTAAAAGGCATATCCATTGCAATATACATATTCTCACCCTTGTATTTAAAAGGAGTTTGAATAGCACCAGAACGTTGCATCCATTCTGGAATAATTGCATCTTTGTCTAAATCTTGTTCTATATTCTTTTTTAAAGAATTGTATCTATTAAAAACTTGAGGATTCTTAGCAAATTGCTCAAGCATCAAAGGCAAATTTTTACGTTGCCAAGTATAAAAAGGAACAACTTTCTTAACTACATTCTTCTCAAAACCACTTAGATCAGAATAATCAAAATGAAATTTCATTATCTGATCAAACGCTTCCCCCGAAGTTCCACCTTTTTTCAACGTATCAAACCCAAGAGAACCACGAACAAAAGTTTCAGTAGCCATACCAACATCGCGAGATAACTGCAAAGCAGCATTAGAAGTACTAAAAGGATTTACTTTATTTAAAGAAATTTTACGGCCGCTTACAATAGCATCAGATTGAACAAACTCAGAAGCAACTTGACCACCAGCGCCACCTAAAGCACCAGCCTCATCTAACTGACGAATATATTGGACTGCTTGAGGATCAACATTCTCTGGTTTAATTCCCCTCTTAGCCATAGATTTTCTAATACTTTTCGCCCTATCAGGCAAACCCATTCTTATAGCTTCTTCTTCTTGGAACTTCCAGTAACCTCTCATGAACTGTCTGTAAGAACTTGCGTCTACTCCAGCTAAATGATTCATAAACGTAGCCGAAAAAAAGTTACGTCCATGGAAACCAGGCTTAGCAATCATGTAAGCGCGAAGAAGGTTATGAACATTATCATAAACCTTCATGAAGCCTTTAAATTGACCTCTTGCTACCCACTTCTCTGAAGCAGTTAAAGCATCTACAATCTCGTTAGGTCCTTGCAAATTATTGCCAATAGGTTTAAAAGAATCTCTAAACGATTCATCTAACATTCTTATCGCTTGATCTTTTTTAAGCTTAGGCATATTTTTTATAGACCCAATATCCCAATTAGAAGCATCAATATCATCTAAAGTATTTTTCCAATTAGGATCACCATTTTTAAAATCATTAAAAGAAATACGTAACTTATAATTTTCAGCTTCAGTCAAAATGTTTACAACAGTTTCAAGATTTCGATAAGTCTCTTGAGGAATCTGTCCAGGATTATCTCCAACATTTGCTTTTATAGAATCTAAAAGTGCGTAAGCTTCTTTAACAGTTTCTTCAGACTGAACCAAAGAATTACGAATTCTTTGCGTTTCAGTCACTTCTTTAGCAGCTAAATCCAATTTTTTATTAGCAACATTAACAGTTAAAGGCTTATCAACACCCTTTGCGTTTTCATAAGTAAAACCTAATTCTTCTCTCCAAAGATTTGTTTCACGAAAACCAGATTCATTACTTACAATCTGCCCTAAGTTTTCTATAGTATCTTCAAACTGGCTTCTAAGTTGAGTTTGGTTTTCTACAAGAGAAGCACGAGCACTATAGAGAGCTTCTAAAGGATTCCCTGACTCAGCAGGATCAACACCAACTTTTTTCAAAAAACGATTAACTTTAAAATCCATTTTGTTTAAAGTGTCAGCTTCCATACTTTTCATAAAATCAACAGGATCAACTAAAACATTTCTGTCAGCAGTTTTACGAGCACCTCTTGAAGCATTGAATTGAGATTTAGTAAACCCTGCTTTTTGAGCTTCTTCTAAAGTGTTGTATACCGCAGCACCTTTAAGATTACTAGGAGCAACAATGTTTTCAGGGAGCAGCGTTCCTTCAGGAATAAAAGTCCCTCCAGAAGTATTAAAAAATGCTACTCCTACATCCGTGTTTCCTCCCAACTGGGGAATTTGCATATCTCCTTTGCGAATTGTTAGCTCAACTACTTCTTTGCCATAACGAGCCGCATCCGCTTGAGTTGGAGCTATAAATAATCCTCGTTCTGCATTTGTAAGATCTCCACTTGGGTTGTAACCAGCAACACCTGTTTTTTTAATAGCAGCAGCGTTTTCTGGAGTTGTGCCATGAAAAACTTTAATTAAAGTCTCGTCGGGAAGAGCGTTAAATTCGGCAATTTGACTTTGTTGCATTGCAGAATCATCAAAAGTTGCTCGCATAGAAGATTGCCAAATTGGAGGTTCCCCAGGAGTAACAATGTCGCGAGCCATCTCAGGCAAACTCTGAGAAGTAAAATTAATATCAGCAGACCTAACAGTCGTAGGATTATTTAACATAAAGTTAGGCCAATTAACTATTTCCTGAGACCATCTTTGATCACCTCTCATTTTTTCTGCTGT